TGCTTCAACAAATATATTTATATCGTCTCTTACTGCCTTTCCGTTGTGGTGTGATATGTGATCTAACACAATCTCTCTTGATAAATCAAGCACACGATCAATATCTTTATGACAGTATATCCTGTAAATATAAATATCAGCACCCCACGTCGCAATTTTAGGAGGCAAAACATAACCAAGACCTTGATATGCAGCTCGAGAAAAACAAGGGAAACAACAAAAAGGAACTGGATCAGATAATCTTGTTGGCATAGGTGTAGAATTATTTGTTTTAATTAACATTACTCCGTCTTTATGCTTTAATTTATATTCGTTTGCTTTTTCTAGCAAGATTTTATCCCAATCTTTAGTCAAAAATAAAACGTCATCACCTACACACCAAATAAAATCACCCATTGAGAATGACGCTCCGTAATTGTAATAATCGTTATTAAGAAAATCGCTTCGCTCACGTTGTAAATTAACTATAGTAAATGACCCTGAAAATTGTTTAACTGTGTCATAGGTTTTATGGTCGTCTTTATCAGAAATAATTATCAATTCAATTTCTCTTTTATCAAAAGCAGTCGCCTCAATGCTTTCAAGCAACTTGATTAATTGTGCGTACCTATTTCTTGATGGACAAATTAGCGAAATTTTCATTTAATTTTCTTTTTAAGGTTGTTAACATTGATTTACCTGTGAATAAGTATTTACTCCAACATTCTTTACAGAAATAAACGTGTTTTTTTTCATGCGTTATATGCGTCATGTTTTCTTCTGATTTAGAACAAAATGAACATATCCATTTAACACTCACACAATCTCCTTTGATAAATATCGCAATCATGCTTCCATTTTTCGTTTCTTTTGTGTAAATGTGTTGAGTCTGGTTTAATTCCGGTACACGGATGAAAATGTTTTATTTTTGCCTTCTCACATAAAGTAAACTTTCCGCTATCGTCTGCTTTTTGCCCCAGTTCTGTATCAGCGTAAAAATGATAATATTCTTCATTAAATAGAGTTCTGTGTAACGTCTGATTAAAGAATTTCGCTCCAATAAGCATAAATGCGTAAGGTGACGATTGCTGTTTTGTCATGTTTGTTATGTTAAACCCAACTGCTCCATCTGAATCAGAAAAAACTCGGCTCATACACAACAACGCTTCTTCAATCGCTTTTGACTCAAATTCTATATCATCGGATATTGGCAGAATATGCGAATCAACCGACGCTTTACTGGCTAACATATTCTGAACCTTAACGATTGGGTCATGTGTCACATAAAATAAACATCTATCATCATTTAAAACGCTCTCAGGTATATCCTCAACAGGGTCAGCACACCCAATTAAAATTCTGTAATCGCCTTTAATTGATCGAATACAGTTCTCTAACCGCTGTTTTCTTTGTTTTGTTGGTATTGTTATTGTTATCATGCTTCGTTTCCTATTAATTTCACAAAATCTCTTTTTCTTAATTATTAACAGTATAAAAGTTTAATAATTAATCAAAATATTCAACTATTACAATTCCCGATTTACCTGCTCCACCAGTAGTATATCCGCCACCACCGCCGCCACCATACCCTGTTCCAGCCCCACCAGCCCCACTAGCCACACCAGTTCCACCGGTTCCAAAAAGGCTTCCACCTCCACCCGGAGCTGCTCCAGAGCCACTAAATGCTGGGCTACTTCCACCATTTTTAAATGTATATCCAGCTACTCCTCCAGTACCATTTTGCAGACCATCTATAGAAGCAGTAATTGCTCCTCCAACTCCCGGTGCATTTGTTCTGAAAGCTCTATCTCCTCCCGGAGCAGTTATAGTAAATCCTGTCGGTCCAACAAAAGATGAATCTCCACCGTCTACACCGCCATTACCACTTCCACCAGCACCCCCAGCACCAACTGTTACAGTATAGCTAGTACCAGCTACGATTGGAGAAAATGCTCTAACTATGGACGCACCACCACCTCCACCGCATCCAGCGTATCCACTATCAGGACCCCTATCTCCACCAGCTCCGCCACCACACATAGATATAAGAGCTTTCGTTTTTCCAGCTGGAGCTGTAAATGTTCCGCTTGCTGTAAATATTTCGTAATCACCAGAAGAAGATATCAATGTATCAACATAAGTCTTAACAGCTTTCTGACTTGGAACTTTTGTATCAGATGTTCCAAGCGTTGTCGTCGTGTCAATATCTGTCTTTGGAATCTTCGTATCTGCATAAGTCTTGACCGCTTTTTGTGTCGCAACTTTAGTGTCAGAGTTCGCAGATAACGTGCCATCTGTGTCTTTTGTTAAGGTCGCAACATCCCCTAAAACTGCTCCTTGTCTGTAAGGTGTCCAACCGCTCCCGTCTTTCAATGCGACATTAACCCAATCAGTATTTGAGTTGTCACGCTGTTTTAAAATATTTGTTGAAGTATCAAACCACCACATATTCGCATAAGTAGTAGCTGGGGCGGTTGCTCCGCTGTTGTTTGTTGCGATTGCGCCTAAGGCGTTGTTTATGTCACCTCTAACAACTGCCCCTGCTGCATTCGATATATCATAATCGTGTTGCGCCATTCATTCCCCCTTGTTAAGATATTTCGTCTATATCTATGCCTAATTCATCAATTAAAATGTTGTAATCAACACTGTCCCTCATTAAATGAATGTAAAATTCGAACCCTCGTGATTCAAACTCCGCACTGTCTACCCTTTCCCATTCTGTCCATGTTACTGGTGACCCTGCTGGGTCATCATCTGTATGCCGAACATAAACCCTAGCGTCTGCTTTTGCTGATAACCCGCCGTCAAAATCATCCCACGAATCTATCGAATCAAGTCTAGCGTCAATCGTGTCTGACGTTTCGTAAATGGTCACCCCTAATCTAGTCGTAAGTCTTACTTTTTTTACTGTCGTTAAATCAACCCCTGTTGAAAACTCGTAATACCCTTCTAAAATGGCAGGCGATTCTTCCGAAATAGTAAGATTTCCCTCATCTTCAACTGTTCCATCTTTATCCCCTAAAAAGCTCGGCGCTTCATCTAGAGTACTAACTGACGCAAAAGAATGAACACTTGCCTGTTTTGTGCTTACGATTGTTATTTCAGTCGATTGGTTTCCAGCCACGTCATAAACCCGCGCTAAATAACTACCCTCTTTTAACGGTAATACCGCATATAAAGTCCTTGCTTGTGCTGACGTTCCAATAGTTGTGCTTCCTGACCAGCTAGGTTCTGTGATAGACGGATGATGCCGAAAAACAACTTCACCACCGAATTGAACATCGATTTCAGAAGGTTTATCCCATCTGATCAACGCTTGCGCTCCAAATACTGAAATGGTCATATTTTGTAATGGTTCTGGTGGTGTAGATTTACCAACAACATAATGGTTATAAACATACGCCCACGCTCCCGGCAATCTTCCCGGAACTATAAACCTCATGCGTATATCCCAAGTCTCTCCCGTTCGTACTCCTGTGATAAAATAATGATTGTTTTCGACCGCTTCAACAGCCGCATTTGAAAAGGGTTCATCTGTTCCGCTAATCCTAGCTTGTACCCTGATTTCAACATCTTCCCCGAAAACTTCTCGGTTAATTGGTTCAAATCCAACACTTATTCTTACCCTTAAAGAATCACCAACCCCTAAAGCAATAGCTGTCTCGTCTGAAATAGTTGTGTATATTTTAGGAGTTGGAATAGTTAAAAGTGGTGTGATGTTTGTTTCAAATTCTGGTATTTCTTCCGTATCAGCTGTAAAAATTGCTGTGCGATATGGTACTGTTATAATTTTAGCCTGAAAATCACTATCAGGAATGATAGCTATTACCGAAGCGTCATCTGTTTCGTTTCCAAATATCCCAAACCCTAACAGATCACCAGCTTTAAATTTTGTCTCGACCGGTGACCCTATGCCAACAATAGGATCACTGAAAGTCAACTCTTTTGTGTTGCCTTCAACGGTCACAACTTGAGACGTTACCTTAGCATTTCCAACTGTTCTAATAGCAACCCCGTAATCTTTGCCGGATTCCATCACTACTTCTTCGTCTAATATAATTCCTGTGATTGTCGTTTCTGTTGTCTCATCTAACACTAACTCTTTTATTCTTCCCGCCGCTAACCCGACCAATAAAACGTCATGCGTAATTGATACCCTATCTCCTCTTTGGTATGTCAAATACTCCATATCCTGCTTAAATGTCCAGCGCTCCGGTTGATGAATAGCTTGTGCAATTCTAAACCTTCCTAACTTATAAATGTTATCAGGGTCAGTAACACCTAATAACTCAAGCATTTCAAACTGCGTTGCGTTCTCGTCGGTGTACCCATCACGATAAACTCTGCGCTCATCATACTCATAGCCTTGATTTTCGTTACTAAACCTTATTCTCCAACCATGCGGTAATTCTAAAAACATTTTTTCTGCTTTAAAATCAAAACTGTTTCTTGGTGTTATGTGGCTGACTGGAAACTCTTTGATTTCCTCAATTACAACTGACCATTTTCCGTTAGTGTTTGTTGGTGCAGCACGACCAGCTAAAGCGACATCTGTCAATGTATCCCACACAGATGAAGTATAATCACGCACCATGTTGAAC